TAAAGAGGTTAAAGATTATTTAAAGAAGAAGTTTAAGCATGTTGCTTCTATTTCCACCTACACTTATTTTAAAGACAAGGGTGTAATTAGAGATGCTGCTCGTGTATTTATGGTTCCACTTCAAGATGTAAATCGTGCAATGAAATCAATTGATACATTTGAAGATTTTATGGATTCTCCAAACACTAAAGAATTTAGAATGAAGTATCCAGAGGTGTTATGGCTTGCAGAAAGATTACGTGGAAAAATTAGAAGCGTTGGAGTCCACGCTGCAGGAGTAGTAGTTGCAAAAGATGATTTAAGAAATTTTGCACCTATTGAATCTCGTGAAGATTCACAGGATAAAGTTTCAGGAAGAATCCCAGTAGTTGCATATGATATGGATACTGTAGCAGATATTGGCTTAATTAAAGTAGATGCCCTAGGATTAAAAACGCTATCAGTAATTTCAGATACAATAAAAGCAATTAAAGAAAGACATGGCAAAGACATAGTGTTGTCTAGCTTGCCATTTGATGACGCAGATGTTTATAAAACATTAAGTGAAGGCTATACAAAGGGAGTGTTTCAGGCAGAAGCAACCCCTTATACAAATTTATTAATTAAAATGGGTGTAGATAAATTTGAAGACCTTGCTGCCTCAAATGCTCTAGTTCGGCCAGGAGCAATGAATACAGTAGGCGCTTCATATATTAATAGAAAACATGGCGTAGAAAATGTTAGTTATGTCCATGAAATTATGAAGCCTTTTACAGAGAATACATATGGTGTTATTATATATCAAGAGCAAGTTATGCAAGCTTGCGTCTACTTAGGTGGAATGTCTTGGTCAGAGGCTGACAAGGTCCGCAAGATTATTGGAAAGAAGAAAGATGCAAAAGAGTTCGACCAGTTCAAAGATCAATTTGTTAATGGGGCTTCAAAGCACATTTCTAAAAAGAAAGCGGAATCCCTATGGCATGATTTTGAAGCTCACGCAGGTTATTCTTTTAATCGTAGTCACGCTGTTGCTTATTCCATGCTTAGTTATTATACGGCTTGGCTTAAGCATTACTACCCACTTGAATTTATTTTTTCAATTCTTAAAAACGAAAATGATAAAGACAAAAGAACAGAATATTTAATTGAAGCTAAAAGATTAAATCTTAAAATACTACTACCACACATTAATGAATCAGATGTATATTTTTCATTAAAAGAAAATGCGATTCAGTTTGGTTTGGCTGAAATTAAATTTATTTCAGATAGCATTGCAAACAAAATTATAGAAAGAAGGCCATATGCCAATTATTCCGACTTCATACAAAAAGCCTCTGCGAAAGGTAGTGGTATTAACAGTAGGGCTGTATCTGCTCTCAATGCTATTGGCGGTGCTGCTTTCGAGGACAATCTTAGAGGCGGTAAGGAAAAAGAAAGTTACTACGAATACTTAGGAATACCTACATTTAATTTAGAATCGATACCACCAAGAATTAAAGCTCAAGCAAAACCAATTCAAGACTTTGATGATTTAGGCTCATTCCCAATGTTTGGAATGGTTAAAAGCATTAAACGTGGTACTGGTTGGGCAAGAGTAGAATTGGTAGATGAAACTGGATCAATTGGATTATTTCATAATGAGCAGACACAAATTGAAACTGGCCAAATGTATTTTATTCTTGTGGGAGATAATAGAATTGCAAGATATATAAAAGTAAATGACATAGATCCAAACGGACCAGATTTATTTGTAGATTATTTATATAGAAAAGAATATGATTTAGAAGATGATGAAAAACTTGTAATTAATTTTAGTCCATATAAAACTAAAGCTGGCAAAACAATGGCGCATATTGTAATGACAGATAAAAATAAAGAGCTAACCAGAGCAATTGCTTTCCCAGCAATGTATGCAAAAGTTTTAGCAAAAATGCGTGAAGGAATGAAAAGCAAACCTGTTCTGTCAAAACTAGACGATGGAACCCTAATGATAAAGGAAATAAAATGACTCAAACGCCAAATGAAATATTTGAAGCTATGAATGCTACAAAAATTTTAGTAGCAATTTTAGATACTCAAAAAGTAGTAAACATACCGCTTGATGTATTTATTAGTTCAGGTGCTGAACAAAAAAACTTAAATGTTGAATATAATGAAGAGACAAAAGAATTTGTATTTCAATTAAAGGAGAACATTGAACAACCAGCTGATAATCAGGATGCTCCTACAGAATAAAATTGATGAGCCAGTTGCTCCTGTTTTAAATAAAAGATCAGATGATTTTTGTTATAAAGAAACAAAAATTTATTTTAATGATATAATGAGAAGACATAGAAAGCAGATAAATGACAATTTTAATAGATGATATATTATCAAAATTAGATCCAAAGACAAGAGCAAGAGTTCAATCAGCACAAGATGTAAAGGTAGAAAAACAACTTACCCCAAGTATTGGTCTTAATATGGCACTAAAGGGCGGACTAGGTTTTGGTAGACAGGTATTGGTTTGGGGAAATAAGTCTGCAGGTAAATCTTCATTTTGTTTGCAAATGATTGCAATGGCACAAAAAGAAGGAAAGACTTGTGCGTGGATAGATGCAGAAGCATCATACGATCAATCCTGGGCAGAACAGCTTTGCGTAGATTCATCTAAATTAATATATTCGTCTGCAAAAACAGTAAATGATATGGTAGATGTTGCAACAAAATTAATGGAAGCCGAAGTTGATATTATAGTTGTAGACTCTATTTCAGCGCTACTACCAGCAATTTATTTTGAAAAAGATGGCAATGAGTTAAAAGATTTGCAAGATACAAAACAAATAGGTGCTGAAGCAAAAGATATGACTCATGCGGTTAAAATGCTTAACTACGCAAATAAAAATACATTACTAGTTTTAATTTCTCAACAAAGAAATCAATTTGGTTCAATGCATGCTTCTCATATTCCTACTGGCGGAATGGCTGTTAAATTCTTTTCTTCTACAGTAATTAAACTTTGGTCATCTGAAGCTGAGGCTAATGCTATTAAAGCTGATGTAAAAGTTGGAGATAAACTTATTGAACAAAGAGTAGGTCGACCAGTTAATTGGATTATTGATTATAATAAACTTGGGCCACCAAATTTATCTGGACAATATGATTTTTATTATCAAGGAGAAGTTCTTGGTGTAGATCAAATAGGAGAGTCACTGGATGTTGCAGAAATGTGCGGTATTGTAGAAAAAGGTGGCGCTTGGTATACTGTTAATGGAGAAAGATTTCAAGGTCGTGCCAAAGCAGTTGCATATTTAAAAGAAAATCCAAAAGTTGTTAGCAAATTAATTGAGGATATAAATGCCAAATCTTAAAGAGTTTTTTAATAAGCCAGAAATTTTACAAAAGAATGGTGTTGAAGAAATACCTGGAACAAAGCCATGCTCTAAATGCGATAAAGATGCAGAAAAAGCATTTTGGGATCCATCAACATTTATTATTTCATGGAAATGCCCAGATGGACACGAAAATCAATATAAGGTTAACGGATAATGTCAGAAAGATCTGAAGTAAAACGTGACGGAGCTAAGGCTCAAAAAAATAGCGGGCGTGGTGACTATCAAAAGGGCGATGCTAAATGGAACCAGTTTGTAGTAGATTATAAAGAATCATCCAGATCATTTAATTTAAATAAAGATGTATGGGCTAAGATATGTACGGATACCTTTAAGGTAAGCAGGGACATGCACCCAGCATTAAAAATTATTATTGGAGAAGATGCAAAAGTAAGATTAGGAATTATTGAGTGGTCTATATTAGAAGAATTAATTAACTGCTGGGAGGAGCATAATGGGAAGCAATAATAAAATACCTTTTAATAAAACAATTATTAAAGACGGTAGAATTATAAGACTTAGAAAAGATGGCACTATAAAAGCTGATCTTGGTCCTTATAAAACAAACAGCAAAAAGGTTAAATAGTGGAAGATAAAAATACCTTAGAGCTAATTAGTTCTATTACTGAATTTAATGATCTGCATGAATACATGAATGATGATCAATTAGATAAAGCACTAGCAATTGTAGTTAAATTATTAATGAATCCAGATGTGCCATCTGCCAAAGCACCATATTTAATTATAGAGTTACAGGCCATGTCAACTAAATTTTCTATGATGGCATCAGTATATTCTACTATTGCTAAAGATAAAGCTGGTACTGTAAATAACAATAAGAAAAACATTTACTATTCAGCAAAAGAGTCTATAGATAAACTTGTAGATGCACTTAAGTATGTAGTTAGGTATAGTTAATAGTGGGCAGAGATATTGTAAAAAATCTTAAATTTAAAAAGCATACAGGAAAGCATTTTGATCCAGAACGCTTTGCACAATTACTTGATGAATCATATAGAAATACAAAACGTGCAGATGGAGAAGTTACTAAAACATCATTTAGTCCAAGTTCTTTAGGATATGGTCATGGCACATGCCCTAGATATTGGTATATGGCATTTAACGGTGCAATGTTTATTGATGACAACGATGCAGTTGCAGTTGCCAATATGGCTCAAGGAACTCAAGCTCACGAAAGACTACAAAATTTAATTAAGTCAATGCCTGAGTGGAGAGCGGAAGAAGAGGAGATAGTAAATGAATATCCTCCCATCCGTGGCTTTATAGATTTAATTATGGAGTATGATAACGAAACAGTAATTGGTGAAATTAAAACTGCTAAACAAGAAGTGTGGGATGCTCGACAATCAGAGATGAAACCAACTGCAAATCATTTGCTTCAGTTATTAACTTATATGAAATTAAAGAATGCCAAAGAAGGATTCTTTCTGTATGAAAATAAAAACACACAAGAACTTATAGTAATACCAGTTTCAATGAATGAAAAAAATACTCAAATTATTGAGGATACCTTTTTATGGATGTCTGAGGTATGGGATAACTTTAAAGAGGGGGATCTGCCAATGCGTCCAGAAGGATCCTCTAAATCAAAAATGCCATGTACTTATTGTCCAATTAAAAAAGAATGCTATGCGGGGTTAATAGGAACAGTTCAAATAGATCAATACAAGGTTCCTAAAATATGATTTGTTTAAATAAAGAATGTAAAAAAGAATTTAATCCAAAAACTCACAATCAAAAATACTGTACCGATGAGTGTTGTAGAATTGCAACTAATAAAAGAATTATGGAAAAGTATTATGAAAAAAAGAGTATAAAAAATGGAGCAGTTAGACATTGTAAGTCTTGTAAAACAAAACTAAGTAGATACAATCAAAACAATATTTGCTCTGTATGTGAAAAAAATATAACTTATGAAAGCAAAAAAGCGATATGGGGTATACTCGGTGAACTTAGCTAGTTTAGTTAAAACAAAAGCCCACAGAGTTTTAGGTATAGATGCTTCTACAAACTCTATTGCTTTTTGCTTAATGGAAAATGATATACCTTTAAAGTGGGGAAAGATAGATCTAGTTGGTCAAGATATTTATGAAAAAATATATAATGCTAAACTAAGAATGAATATGATGCTTAAAGAATTAAAAAGCGATTACATTGCGGTAGAAGGAGCAATCCTTGTCAGATCACCAGATGCTGTGATAAAATTGTCTTATGTCTATGGAGTTGTTATTGCTGAGCTTATGTCTACTGGCGCTAAAGTTATTACAATTAGCCCATCCTCGTGGCAGGCGTTTATTGGTAACAAAAATCCAACAAAAGATGAAAAGTCTGCAATAAGATTAAAAAATCCAGGGTACGCAGACTCTTGGTATAAAAATCAATTAAGAAATATGCGTAAACAAAGAACTGTAGATTATTTTAATAATAAATATAATTTATCATTAAATGATTTTGACGTAGCAGATTCATTTGGTATAGCTTATTATTCAAATCAGGTATTAACTAAAAGATGAAACTATATCAAAGTAAAGATTGGCTGTATCGTAGATACATAATTCAAAAGAAAACAGTTACTGAAATTGCTATAGAGTGCAGTGTTTCCGCCATGACAATACAAAGGTACCTAGATCAGTTTGGATTAATTAAAAAAAGATGAGCATACCAGCACTGATAGTTCCAATATTAAATAGATACGATTTGCTAGAATCTATGCTGGAATCTATTAACTATCCAATAGACAATATTTTAATTATTGATAACGGTGGAAAGTTTAAAACAGAAAAAGAAAACATTAAAGTTTTAAATATGCCAGCAAACCTAGGGCTATCAGCTGCATGGAATCTAGGAATTAAATGTTATCCTCATTTAAAATATTGGCTTTTTGCTTCCGCTGATACTACTTGGGATAATACTGCATTACAACAAATAGATGAATTAAGTGGGCCTGATAAATTAATTCTTACAAATGATGCCTACGGCTGTTTTTCTGTTGGAGAAAATGTAATAGAAACAGTTGGCTTATTTGATGAATACTACTATCCAATTTATTTTGAAGATAATGATTTTCATGAAAGAGTTGCAAGATTTTGCCCAGAAAATACTATAGTTTCAACAGCTATCAGCACAGCTCCTGAATTAGGAAGTCAAACAATTAACAGTGATGATAAATTAAAAAATATTAACCACGAAACATTTGTTAAAAATGAAGAGTATTATAAATATAAACAATCTAATAATTTTGAAATTGCAAAACCTTGGTCTTTATCTAGAAGAAGGGATCATGAATGGCTACGATAGGTCTACTACCTGCTTCAGGCAAAGCGTCTAGAATTGGAGGCATACCTAAATTTTGTCTCCCTATATCAGATGAAAGATCGTTACTTCAGTGGCATGTAGAGCAAATGCTAGAAGTATGTGATGAAGTGAGGGTGTCAACAAGATCTGCTTGGGTACCAATAGTTCAAAGCATGGACATGAATATTAAATTAATTGTAAAAGAGCCCTCCACCATGTCAGATGCCGTTAAATTTATGTCGAATAATAATGAAAATTTATTAATAGGAATGCCAGATACTTTTATTATAAATAGCACTAGTAATATTTATAAAGAAATGATAAAATCAGATGGCAACGTAGTACTTGGTGCATGGAAATGCCATGCTGGTATAAAAGGAAGGGTCGGACAAATTAAAATAGAAAATGACAATGTAATTTCTTCTATGGACAAAGACCCAAATTGTGATTATGACTATATGTGGGGAACTATGTTGCTAAGGAATATGTATAATAGTATAGATATAGATAAAGATCATCCAGGAAAACAAATTCAAGACTGGATAAACTCTGGAATAAATGTAAAGGCGGTAAGGCCAACTGGAAATTATATGGATATTGGCACACTGAATGGATTAAAACAACTATATAAGGAAATGGAGTAGTAATGCTAAAACCAGTGTATAAAGATGTTAAAAATTTTCATTACGACGATCTATATCTACATGCCGTATCAGCGCCAGCTGGACATAAAATTTTAAATGCATGCTTAGAGGTTGCTCAAATGCTTATTGAAAAAAACATATCTTATGGAAATTCAGCATTAGATCCCATTAGAATATTTTCAACGGCGGATTCAACAGAGCAATTAAAGGTTCGTATTGATGATAAATTAAATAGGGTTAAAAATAATCAAGGATTTGCAGGAGACAATGACATAGATGACCTAATTGGATATCTATTGTTGTATAAAATAGCCAAATCTAATTGACTTTTTAGTCAACTAGAATTATAATTCATATATATGGAAATTGAATTATCTGATCATTTTGATCGCATGAATAAAGTTGTTGCCGAACTTTTAAAGGGCAATAATCCGACCCAGATTGCCTCTCTAACGGGCTTTAAGCGGTCAGATGTAGTAGAACTCATAGATGAGTGGAAAACTGTCGTATACAACGATACAAGCTCTAAGGAGAGGGCTAAAGAGGCCATCTCAGGAGCAGACCAACATTATTCTATGTTAATTAAAGAAGCGTGGAAAACTGTAGAGGATGCTGATCAGGCAGGTCAATTAAATGTAAAAGCCAATGCCCTTAAATTAATTTCAGATATTGAAACAAAAAGAATTACTATGCTTAAAGAAGTTGGACTATTAGATAATGCCGAAATGGCAGCACAGATTGCAGAAACAGAACATAAACAAGATATATTAGTTAAGATATTAAAAGAGGTTACTGCATCTTGTCCTAAATGTAAAATGGATGTGGCAAGAAGATTATCTCAAATTACAGGAGTCATAGAGCCAATTGAAATAATTCAGGAGGCAAATGGATCTTAATTTTAATGATTTAATTGATATTCTTGACGGAGAAGAGTTTGAAGAAAGACCAGTAAATTTACAAGAATTTGTTACAAGCCCAAACTACCTAGGTCTCCCACCATTATCAGAATATCAATATACTTTAATAGAAAAGTCTTCACAGATATACAAAGAGTCTACATTAATTAAATTATTTGGGGAAGAAGAAGGCTCTAGAATATTTAAACAAACAGCTAATGAAGTTATTGCTCAACTTGGCAAGGGTTCTGGAAAAGATTACTGTTCAACAATTGCAACTTCATATATTGTATACCTATTATTATGCTTGAAGGACCCAGCATCATATTATGGTAAACCACCTGGAGATGCAATTGATATTTTAAATATTGCTATTAACGCTCAACAGGCTAATAACGTTTTCTTTAAAGGATTTAAAACACGTATCGAAAAGTCTCCGTGGTTTACTGGGAAGTATACAGATAAGGCATCGGAAATGAAATTCGATAAATCAATTACAGTTCACTCTGGTCACTCTGAGCGTGAAGCATGGGAAGGATATAACGTTATTGTTGTTATTCTTGATGAAATATCTGGCTTTGCTACAGAAAATACAACAGGTCATGATCAGGCTAAAACCGCAGATGCCATATATGAAATGTATAGAGCGTCAGTAGACTCACGTTTTCCAGATTTTGGAAAGGTAATATTGCTTTCTTTCCCAAGATTTAAAAATGATCCAATTCAAAAATTTTATGAATCTGTTATTGCTGAAAAAGAAGTTATAGTAAGAAGCCATAATTTTAAAATGGACTTGGATCTACCAGACGGAACCGAAGGAAATGAGTTTGTAGTTGAATGGGAAGAGGACCATATAGTCTCTTATTCTATTCCAAAAGTATATGCATTAAAGAGACCAACTTGGGAAATTAATCCAACTAGAAGTATTGATGATTTTAAAGTAGCATTTTATAAAAACTCAATGGATGCATTGGGAAGATTTGCTTGCATGCCATCAGATGCAGTTGATGCATTTTTTAAATCAAGAGAAAAAATAGAAACTGCATTTAATAATACAGCGGTTGCTATAGATCAGTTTGGAAGATTTGAAAATTGGTTCACACCAGATCCAGATAAAGAATATTTTATACACGTAGACTTAGCTCAAAAACATGACCATTGTGCAGTTTCACTTGCACATGTTCAAAGATGGGTAAATGTAAAAGTTACAGATACTTACACACAGCCAGCCCCTATAGTAGAAGTAGATGCAGTAAGATTTTGGACGCCAACACCAGATAAATCAGTAGACTTTACAGAAGTAAGAGATTATATTTTATCATTACGAACAAAGGGTTTTAAAATAAGGTTATGTACTTTTGATAGATGGAATTCGCACGATATGATGCAACAGTTAAAACAATATGGAATTAACACAGAAATTTTATCTGTTGCTAAAAAACATTATGATGATATGGCAATGATTGTTTTAGAAGAAAGATTAAAGGGTCCACATATACCGCTATTAATAGATGAATTATTGCAATTAAAAATTATGAGAGATAAAGTTGATCACCCAAGAAAAGGATCAAAAGACTTGGCTGACGCCGTTTGCGGTTCAATATTTAATGCAATAAGTGGAACTAGGTTTGATTCAAATGAAGAAATTAGAATACATACATATGAATCAATGTCTTATGATAATGATTTTAGTAAAGATAACCCAGAGGTATCTTCTGTAAATATGATAAGGGCACCAAGAATGCCAGATGATCTTAAAGAAGCAATGGATAGGATGATGATAATATGAGTATATATCAAGAAAAAGCTAAAGAGTGCAAGTGTTGTGGTAAACATGTTCCCCTGCCCACAGTATTAAAAGAGTATAATGGTAACATGGTATGCCCAACAACATTTTCAAATATAGTAGAATATACAAGGATTTGGAATGCAATAGGGTCTAGGCCACCTGGAAACGTTAGAAAACATTTTTCTGAATACGTGCAAAATATTGTTGAAGTAAACATATCAAAGGAAAATAATGCTAACTAAATTTATTGAAAACGGATACAGCGCTAGATATGTAATTGACGAAGTTTTATTGGTTGATAATTTTTTAACCAAAGAGGAAATAAATACTTTAGTTAATGTTGCAGAGAACACTGATGAAGACGGCTGGAGAGTAGAATATACAGAAAATCTAAAAAGATTTTGTATGCAAAAATTTGGAAGAGATGATGTTGATAATTTAGTTAAAGAAGGAAAATTTGAAATTACAGATAACTGGGCAGATAAAATAATAAGTACAAATAATTTGCCAGAAAGAACTCAAATTACAGAAAGATTAAAATCTGTTCTAAAAGATTTTCCAGACTTAGATGTACCTGGATTTGGAAGCATTCAAAGACAATATAAAGATGTTCCATTAAAAAGCCATGTAGATCAACACACAGACCCATCAATTAGATATGCCTCAATTATATATTTAAATGATAATTATAATGGGGGAGAATTTTATTTTGTTAAAAAAGATTTTGAAATAAAACCAAAATCAGGATCATTATTAATATTTCCTGGAACAGAAGAATTTGAGCACGGAGTAAGGGCACCAAAAGACGGACCTATGCGTTACGTTCTTCCTGGATTTATTCATACTAAAGATTTTTATAAGCATAATAAGTTTTAAGCTATTGACCGTTTTATAAATAATATATATAATGTTATTTATAAGCAACAGTAGCTTAGTTGGTTAAAGCCCCGAACTCATAATTCGGTAATCGTAGGTTCAAGTCCTACCTGTTGCACAAGGAGATGCCATGGAAGAGTCAGAGGATAACGATTTGTTTGATTATTATATAGAAATTGGTGCAATAGAATTATCTGGTATTGATGAATCTGGTGAAATAGTTTTTAAAGTTACAGATAAGGCAAAAGAAATAGCCCCAGAATTATGGAAAGCTCATGCCGATTATGTAGATGAAGCACTACTTGATCTATACAGTAAAGATTTGATATCAGTTGAATATAATGAAAATTTACAGGCAACTATTAGTTTAACAGAGGAAGCTAAAAGAATTATTGAAGAAAAAGGAATTATGCCTCTTGATGATGATTAAATATTACATTTATATATTTTTTTATAACATTAAAAAGATATTTAAAAAAAATAAAAACAATGATAGGTTTATATATTAATGTTTAACTCTATCTATCCTCAATATGATAATTCAAAAATGTTTTATAGTTTTTTAAATAAATCTGAGCCCTCTGAAAGATATGGGTATCAAGAGCGTGGTCTAAATGAAATAACGGATCCAACAAGATATTATTATATAAATAGCCATGGTTTTAGAGGAAAAGAAATTTCTGGCAAAGCGGATATATTAATTGGTGGTTGCTCATTTACATTTGGTAGCGGAGTGCCAGAAGAAAAAATTTGGGGTGTTCAAGTTGCTAATAATATGTCGCTATCTTATACTAATTTAGGATACCCTGGAGCATCTGTACTATCTATAATTAATTCTATATTTGCATATTTTAAAGAATATGGAAATCCTAAAAACTTAATATGTTTATTCCCAGACCTAGATAGAATACAATTGCCAGTAGATAATAAAATCTGGACCTCAAAGAGTGATAAACTAAATAAAGATTTAGCTAGAATATTTTTAGGAGAACACCATCATGATTTACCAAAATACTCTAAAGCCCCACATTATATAGAAGACGTAATGCCCTTAATTGTTCCAAGATGGCTATCAATAAAGTATATACAAATTTTAGAGCAGTATTGTAAATCTTCAAATATTAAATTAGTTTGGTCAACTTGGGACAATAGATTTTTGCCTCCATTAATTGAGTCTAACGAATTTGATTTTTTAATTAATACAGAGCATATAGAAAAAGAAATTAACAATGGTTGCCATATTAATTTAAAAAATGATTTTAATGAAATATTTGATCGTGGTAGCGATATAGAATATGGAATAGATAGAGCACATTGGGGCGTACATATGCATACTCATTACGCAGAGTATTTTCAGAAAGCTTTACAATGATCATTTTAGGAATTAATGAAACATCGCATGATGCATCTGTATCCTTAATTAAAGATGGGAATATACTTTTTGCTGGACATGCTGAAAGATATAGTAAAAAGAAAAATGACTGGTATACAAATAAGGATTTAATTGATGACGCCATACAACATGGCTTTCCAGATAAAATAGCTTATTATGAAAAACCATTATTAAAGGCCTCTAGGTTATTGTTAAAAGGTGGTAATGGCGATTGGCTTCCACAATATAAAATAACTAATATGTTTAATAGAATAGTTCCAACAACATATTTCAAACATCATTATTCTCATGCCTGTGCTGGATACTATACTAGTAAATTTAATGATGCTGTAATAGTTGTGCTTGATTCTATTGGCGAATGGAATACATCAACTATTTGGATTGGTGAAGGATCTAAAATTAAACAAGTGTATAAAAAGAATTACCCGTTTAGTTTTGGGTTATTTTACTCAGCTTTTACACAATTAGTTGGCTTAAAGCCTAATGAAGAAGAGTATATTTTAATGGGAATGGCTGCATATGGTGATGCAAATAAATATCGTTTAAAAGTCAATAAATATTTTTCATCTATTAATAATCAAAAATATAATTTTCATAAAGGAATTAATGACTGGGGCTTGGTTACTGAGCAAGATAAATTTGATATAGCAGCAGCAGTTCAAGAAGTGTATGAGTCTAGACTGTTTGAATTTATGAATATGGCAAAAGAGTTAACTGGAAAAAATAATTTAGTGTTTATGGGTGGGTGTGCATTAAATTGCTCTGCTAACACAATTCTATGGAAAATATTTAAAGACATTTGGATTATGCCAAACCCTGGAGATGCTGGAAGTTCTTTAGGAGCAGCAGCAGCATTATACGGTAAACATTTAAATTGGGAAACTCCATATCTTGGACACAATATTAAAGGGGACTACCCAGTAGATAAAATTATAGAAAATTTAATAAAAAATAAAATTGTAGCCGTTGCCAATGGAAGAGCAGAATATGGTCCAAGAGCATTAGGCAACAGAAGCATATTGGCAGATGCAAGAGATCCTGACATAAAGAACAAAGTTAATTTAATTAAACAAAGAGAAGAATTTAGACCGTTTGCACCAGTAGTTATGGAAGAGTTTGCCAAAGACTGGTTTGAAATGAATTTTACATCGCCATATATGCAGTATGCAGTTAAATGTAAAAAACCAGAATTAATACCATCTGTAGTTCATGCAGATGGTACATCTAGAGTTCAAACAGTAAATAGAGAACAGCATGAAGGTTTATGGAAAGTTTTAAATCAATTTTATTCAAGAACTGGTGTTCCAATATTACTTAATACTAGTTTAAATGTAAAAGGTCAACCTTTATTAAACGATAAAGGGGATACAATTATTTGGAAAGAATTATATGGTAAAGAAATTTCCTAAATCTTTTGTGCATAGTGAAAATTTAATAGACCTGTACCCAGATTTATTTTATAGGAACTTATCTTCTTTAAATTATAATGCTCCAAACGATAACTTAAAAAATCCTAAAGATGTTCCGCCTCCAATTTACATGCAAAATGATAAAATATTAAAAATAGAATATAAAATAAATTCAGACTTCTATAGATCAGAAAACTTTATAGATCCAGCAGATATTCTTATACTTGGATGCTCTCAAACTTATGGATATGGAATGATTGATGACTTTACTTGGCCACATATTTTATCAAAAAAATTAAATACTAATTTTGCTAGACTTGCTCTAGGCGGTGACTCATTACAAGGTCAAGTAATAAAGGCATTTGAATATTTTAATAAAATTGGAAAGCCAAAGTTAATAGTTGCAACATTTCCAATTTTTAGAGTAGAGTTTCCAAATATAGAAAATTATTTTGAACCTAATTTTAATAACATAAAAAAAGATACAAAAGAAACAATTCTTTCTGTTAACATAAGAAATAGAGAAAGACCAAAATATGCAAAGTCACCATACAACGCAGAAAGCATTCTTCCAGGAGAATATGCAATTTTTATTAGTTTTATTTTTATTAAAATGTTAGAAGAATATTGTAATTCAAATGATATAAAATTAATTTGGAATTTTTGGGAAGATAATAATAGCTTGATATATTCATATATTAAAAATAATAATACAATTAGTCATATTTTAAATAATTATTTTGCAGGAAGACCTGAAGATATAACAAAGTCATTTCAAAATCAATCAACTATTCATTTAAAATGCCACAAAGAGTATAGCGAACACCCTTTATTTAATAATGCTGCTGATTTTAGCGAAAATAGTTTTGGTCATTGGGGGATACATAAACATATACATATGGCTGAAGAATTCTATACAGAAATAATAAATAGACAACTATTTTAGCCTATGATATAATATATATAGGTCGCCGAATGGGACCTATATTAACTTATTCGCTTGAAGGAGGAATAAAATGGTAAGTACATTGTCTATGGATCTTTTTAAAGATCCATTTTTTATTGGTTGGGATTCTTTTTTTAAAGAAATTGAAAGCCTTCCAAAAAACACATCAAACTATCCACCATATAACTTAATCAAATTTACTGATGATACTTATATGATTGAACTAGCATTAGCTGGATTCTCTAAGGATGACATTGAAGTATCTCAAGAAAAAAATAATTTAACTATCAAAGGAAATATTGAAGAAGATGGTCAAGAAAAATATATCCATAAGGGTATAGCAACCAGAAACTTTACAAGAACTTTTTCTCTTGCAGAAAATATTGAGATTAAGCATGTTACATGGATGAATGGTATTTTGGCTGTTTCTTTATTTAAAAACACCCCAGAAGATCAAAAACCAAAAACATTTAAGATAAAAGATATAAACGACTGATATAATATAAGTCTGCACCCCGTCACTGGGGAGTCGCAGATACCGTCGGGGGAGACAGCGACATTAAATAACTGGATGGACCTGAGCATGTCTAGAAACTGCTCTTTAAATTTAAGGAGAAATATGTTTGAGTACAGAGTTAAGCAAGTAACAAAAATAGTGGACGGAGATACTATTGATGTTGACATTGATCTTGGATTTAGTATTTCATATTCTCAAAGATTAAGATTAGCTGGCATAGATACCCCAGAATCTAGAACAACAGATAAGTTAGAAAAAACTTTAGGACTAGAATCTAAAGAGTATCTTAAATATAAATTTAAAGATGCTAAGAATATAGTTGTAAAAACAGAAAAGCCAGACAGTTCAGAAAAATATGGCAGAATACTTGGATGGGTTTATCTTGATGGTAATACAAAATCTGTAAATGAGCAGATGATTGAAGATGGATATGCTTGGGGATACATGGGAGAGACTAAGGTTAAAGATTTTGTTGCCTTAGCAGAAAAGAGAAAGAAAAGCGGTAAGTAATGCCAATATATGAATACAGTTGTATAACATGCGATAAGTCATTAGAAGTTACTCGTAAGTTTGATGAAACAGAAGTTGTACCACCTTGTCCTTCTTGCGGATACTCAATGACAAGATCATATGGAACAGTTGGTGTACAGTTTAAAGGAACTGGTTTTTACAAAACAGATAATCCTAAGTAACTAAGATAAATTAAATAAGTAAACATGATATAATTCCAATGTAACAAAAATTTTGTTGCATTGGAGAACCAATTGAGTAGAAAGTTAAAATACTTTTTAGCTAGCCTTTTTGTAACAGGTTGGCTATTTTTTATTGGGCCAAGTTATGCGTGGGCTACAGAGCAGGGCGGACAAGAACAGGTAATAGTAAGCCCAGCGCAACAAGCAGTAAATAATGCTCTTGGTATAGCTAACACAGAAGTTCAACAAGCTATTGCAGCAACGGACTCATCTACAGCACTAGTATCAGTGGCACAAACAGAGTTGTCTCAAGCTCAAACAGCAGTAACACAAGTATCTCAAAGTATTTCAATGGCCCAAACAGCAATTAATTTAGTTGATACTGCAACTACTACGATAAATAATATTAATATAGTAGCAACACCAACAGATCAAAGCTCTCAAATAGTTCAAGATGCTAAATTAACTATTACATCTGCTCAAACATCAATAGATAGCATTACTGTTACCGCAGCACAGACTGAAATATCTCAAGTCACTGCAGCAAAAACAGCAGCCTCTACAGCACAGGCAACTGCTCAAACAGAATTAACTCAGGCAAATATTGCTATTGATAATGCTCAAACAGCAGTAAATAATTTACAGGCAACTATTGGAACAACAACAAACGTTTTGGCTGGCGTAGATGACGCTGGAGTAAGAATGACTTTACCTTTTGGAATGCAAATGGGCGGAACAGTTTATAATGATGTTTATGTAGGATCAAATGCAACAATAACATTTGGTGTCGATCAGGGATGGGTTTATTATCAAACTCCAGATGCCCCATCAGTTTCTATTGCTGGATGGGACTGGACAACTTGGAGTACAGGAACTGGAATTACATATTCAACTACTGGAACAAGTTTAGACATTGCTTGGGATTTAAGGCCTTATCCACAACAAGATGCTTCTACACAAATGGTTCAAATTAGATTCAATGCAGATGTAAATCCAAATGATGGTGCATGGATGGCAAATGTAACAGCAGTTGGACCAATACCAGGCGGAGCAAGATTTAATTATAGAGAAACAAATAATGGCACAATTACTGAAATTACAGACACTAATACTGGTACTGGATTTTCTGGACAAATTAGTCAGGGTCCATCATTTACTCCATATGTAGATCCAAATACATCAACCGTTCAAGCAGCAGTAGATGCAGCTAATGCCACTATTACACAATTAAACCAAAGCTTGAGTCCAGTTGTTTCACAAAATACTTTAAATACTTCTGTAATAAATTCTATTAATACAAATTCTTTAACAAATACTTTAAATTCAGCACTATCAACAAAAACATCATTGCAATCAACACTAAATACTAAGTCTAATCAACTTATAACCGTTATTAATAATAATATACCAACTCCTGCGCCAATAATATCTCAAGCAGTAGTAGATGGCACAACAGTAACTGTTACACCAGAATTGCCTTCTGGATATACTCCAAACACATGGTTTTATCAAGTAATTACTGACGACCCAACAGCAGAAAATCCTTATGCTGGTGGGACATATAATACAGACGGCGCACCAGAATCTATTCAATTAACTGGATTAACAGAAGGTGCTTCATATACAATTAGAATTGCAAACTGGTCTGGTCCAGTAAGCCAGTATGTTGAAACTATTATTACAATTCCACAAGAAGAAATAATTAGTGTGCCGTCACAGCCATCTTACATAACACCAATAGAACCAATTATTGATGAACCAATTATTGATGAACCAGTAGTTGATGAGCCAGTTATTGACGAACCTGTTATAGAAGAGCCAATAATAGAAGAACCAGTAGTTGATGAGCCAGTTATTGACGAACCAGCAGTAGAGGAGCAAGAATTAACTGTTGAAGAGGCTCAAGAGGTTGTTAGTGATTTAATTGAAGATGGAAATTTAACAGCTGAGGATGCCGATGCAATATTAGAATTAATTTCTGAAGGCGGAGAAGTTTCAGAAGAGGTTATTTCTGAGATATCTTCTACATTGTCTAAAGGCGGATTGTCTATAGAAGAATCTGAATTAATTACAGAAATACTTTTTGCAGATGGAGAAATTACTGTAAATGAAGTTGTTAATTTATCTGAAGCATTATCTGAAGATGGTGTTCTGACATTAGCAGAAAAAGATTTAGTTGCAGATGTTTTAGTTACATCAGCAGAAGGTGCTCCAGTAGAAGCAGCAGCAATTGAAGCAGCGGGCCTTGAATACCGAGACCTACCACCATCAATTCCAGTAGAAGTTAGAGAAGATGCTAGCGGTAATCCAGTAGTTATTACAGCAGAAGTCGCCTCAGCATTACTCACGTTAGAATCTCCAGCAGCACTTGTTAATGCAATTGCTGGATGCTTTAATCCAGATGAAGCAATTGAAGGATTAACTGAAGAACAAAAGTGTGAGTTGAGTAAAGCATTAGCAAATATTGGAGCAGATATGTCTCCACAAGAAAGACAAGATGCTAAAGAAGTTTTAGTTGCAGCAATTTTAGTTGGTCAAGTAATACTTGGTAGTACAATAATGAGAATAAGGGGGTAAATATGAACTGGTTAAAAAAAAGAGCTATAGCTATTCTTAGCGAAAACTTTACATTTCTAGGATTTTTTGTAGCCTGGGTTGTTCTCGAGGGCAGCGCTAAAACAGTAGTAGGATATGTAACTTTAGCCTCTGTAGCTATATGGTTTATGACTATTGGAATTAGGGAAAAAGCAGAAAAAGAAGAGTAATAGCATACTAACCTTACATTTGCTATAATAGACTTATGAAAAAAATAAAGGTGTTTTTGGCTTCTAGCCTTTTAGTATTGTCTATTAGTGGATGTGGCTATGATGGTCATTACAGATATCCATGTCAAGATCCTGCTAACTGGCAAAGTGCAGAATGCAAACCACCAATCTGTACGGCTAACGGAGCATGTCCAGAAGATTTAGCGGACACAAAGGAAACAGTAAATGGCTAAAGAAAGATTAACCCCAGCGGAATTAGATGCAAGATTAAAGTTTATTTTAGGAATTACATTAGGATCTATCCTATTTATTACTTCAGTTGGAATTATGTATGCATTAATATTTGTAACACAACCAATTACAGGTCAATCTGAAAATGATAAAATGTTCTTTAATGTTCTTGGATCAGTTGCAACATTTATTACAGGAACTCTTGCAGGTTTATTAATTGGGTCATCAGGCGCAAAAGATATAATGTCTGCACAAATTGCTAATAAAGAAATTGATGCCAAGAATACACAAGCAGATAAAAAATTAGAAGCAGAAATTGATGATGCAAAAGCACGTAGGCTAGCTAAGCCAGATGGTGCAATGCCAGCAGAACAACCAGTTGATACAAGCTGGGATAAAGAGTAAGCATGTCAACAGCACAAAAATTTGTTGAAGTTGCTACTGCTGAAATAGGAACTGTTGAGGGTCCTAAAGATAATGAAACAAAATATGGTGCATTTACAAAAGCTAATTTCCAACCTTGGTGTGGATCATTTGTTATGTGGTGTGCAAACGAAGCAGGAGTAAAAGTTCCCAATACAGTTTATACTCCAGGCGGAGCAGCAGCATTTAAAAAAGCTGGTCAATGGATTGATGGCGACATTGCAGATCCAGAGCCAGGCGATGTTGCATATTTTGATTTCCCATCAGATGGTGTAGATAGAATATCACACGTAGGAATAGTCGCAGTAGATAATGGTGACGGAACAGTTTGGTGCATTGAAGGTAATACTTCTGGAGATCCTAAAGGAAGCCAAAGAAATGGCGGAGAAGTTTGCAAAAAGCTTCGTGCATATAAAAAAAATAAAAAGAATATAATGGTTTCAATTGTTGGATTTGGAAGACCTAAATTTGGAGCAAGCGCTGTTGCAAAATCTGAACCTGCTGCAAAAACAACTAAAAAGGCAAAAACATGCTCAGAGTGTGGTCAAGCAATTAAGTAAATGAATATTTATAAAGTAAAGTTAGAAGTAGAGGTAGAAGTAGAAGCATTTGACGAAAATGATGCTCTAGATTATGCTAATGATATATTTGGCGTAGATGACGAAATCAAAAACGTTAAAATAATTAACGTTAAGGAGAAATAATATGGCAAAAGAAGGATATAAGCCAACCTCTGGTATGCAATCAGCAGCACGTCGTGCTATTAAATTAAAAGAGCAGGGTAAGGCTAAAGGCGCAGGAACAGCAGTAGGCTGGACTCGTGCAGGACAATTAGCTCGTGGAGAAACATTAAGTCTTTCTACAGTTAAGCGTATGTATTCATTTTTTTCACGTCATGAAGTTGATAAAAAAGGTAAAGATTTTAATAATGCTGAAAACCCATCTAATGGTAAAATTATGTGGTTAGCGTGGGGTGGAGATGCAGGATTCTCTTGGTCCCGTAAAATAGTTAATAGGGAGAAAAATATGAAAAAATCAATAGAGGTACAAGAAGTAATAGAAGAAATTAAAGATATGCTAGAAGATGCAATTAATCCAATAGATACAGTTATTGAAATTCCAGAAGATACTTTAGTAAAATCTGTAGATCCTAAGCCAGAAAATGAAGAAGATGAAGAGGACGAGGATTATGAGTCAGATAATGAAGAAGAAGATAAATGGGATAATTTACAAAAAGCATGCTGGTCAGGATATAAGCAAGTAGGAATGAAAAATAAAAATGGTCGACAAGTACCTAATTGTGTTCCAATTAAAAAATCCTTATTTGGTACAGAAGGCCCTCAAAAATTAATACCAAAAAATAAGTAATAAAATCAGTTGACAAGGCTTTAAGAATCCCTGTATAATAGTATATAGGGATTTGCCCTTTATTTGTAAGGAAATATGATTCATTTAAATGAAACTGGTGTTGACGTATTTATTAATAGATACAACACAATTATAAATAAAGCATATTGGAATAATTACGATTTAATTATTTGGAAAAAGAATCATAACGGATTTTTTAATATAAATGGATTATTTAATAAACACTGGGGAATAGCAGATAAAGTATCTGTAAACAATAAAGGAATGTGGGTTCTACCTAAACAATATGTCAAATATTTTAAATGATCTAGGGGTAGATAAAGACGATTTAGACTGGTGGCACCTTGCAGTTTGCAGAGGCATGGACACCAATTTATTTTATGATAAATATGAAAACGATTCTAAAATTGCAAAAAATATTGATGAAGCATGTTTAGCATGTCCTGTTATAGCAATGTGCTATAAATCTGGATCAGATAACAATGAGTATGGCGTATGGGGCGGAGTTTATTTAAACTCTGGGACAATTGATAAAACTAGAAATTTACATAAAACAAGTGACACATGGAAAAGATTGAAAAAGAAAAATGTTTATTGATAAAAACAAAAATCATTTTAAACATGGAATTAATCAATGGACTGGCGAACCAAACAAGCCAGTATTTTATACACCAGAAATGTCAAAAGCAATAAGAGGAATTACAAAGCCAGTTAACAACTTACAGATGGATATAGTAAAATATCCAGAATTTTTAGCAATAAGATTATATGAAGATAACTTTATACAGTTTGAAGGCGTTAAAAAAGAAATGGTCATAGACTATGTATTAAAAGTAAAAAAATTACTTGAGTCATATGGCGTAAGATGTGAGCTGGAAGGAGTTCCTAGTGAAAGAATATTACGATAGAGTACTAATTGTATTTATTCATGATCTAGGAGTGTACGGATCTACAGAAAAACTTGGAGCGTTTGCTTCTATAGTAAAATATAAAAAGGATGAAATGGAGTACGAAGAGTTGGTAGACAATTCAGATTTTTCAATTATGGATGAACTTGTGTTTACACATGTAGAAGAGGAATATAATGGATAAAGTTCTTTGTTATTCTTGCAATAAAACTAAAAATAAACTAAACCTTAAAAAGTCTACATTACTTCCAATTAATTTATTTATGTGTGAAGGATGTATAGAATCAAAATTTGAACCAAGATGGCTAATTGTTATTACTGGCAGACAAAGTGGTCCAGAAAGTGTTAGAGAATTTGTTTTAAAAAAGAAATATGTTGGAGATGAAATCTCTGCTTCTGAATTATTAATTTAGCAAACATTTGCTGTATAATATGATATATAATGAATCTAGATCTGAACTCTATAATTATTGCAATATCTGCTGCGATATTGTCTGGCATGGGGACGGCAATTATTGCTGGTCTGAACGAAAGTAAAAAAGAAAAAAATAGACAAAAAGAGCGTGAGCAAGATCAATTAAAATTAGAAGTAAAAGATCTTAAAATTGAATTGTATCAAATAGAAAAAGAATTAACTGAATGGAAAGACAAATATTACGAAGCCATTCAAGAATTAATTTTAATTAAATCTGAGCTCGAAGATGCCCTCAGAAGCCTCTCAGAAATAGAAACAAACGAGGTTTTGGACAGATAATTTTTAATTTAGTATACTAGTCTTTATGACTGCAGTGGTAGCCCTTATTCATGAAAATAAAGTCCTCCTAGGAGGAGATTCTGCTGCATCCGACGATAAAACTGGATTAATATTTTCCAGAGTAGACCCAAAAGTTTTTAGAGTGGGGCAATTTGGAATAGCATTTGTTGATAGTTTTAGAATGGGACAAATACTTCAATATAATTGGACTCCACCAATTTATAAACCAACAGCAGGTTTCAAAAATTTAGATAAATTTATGCGTACTAAATTTGTTGAATCAATCAAAGAAGCATTTAAAGAACAAGGGTATGGAAATCAAACCGCAGGCTCTACAGAAGATGGCGATGAAGGCGGAGTATTCTTAATAGCAGTTCAAGCTACTGGAAGAATATTTACCATGGATAGTGACTTCCATATAGGAGAAGCAGACATTCAATATATGGCAGAGGGTGCTGGACAAGAGTTAGCGCTAGGATCTTTGTTCTCTACTACATCTATTAAGACCCCCCGTAAACGTGTTAGAATGGCCCTAGAGGCTGCTGCAAAATTCAACATGTCAGTTAGACCACCCTTTACAATCATAGAAGTCTAGAGTATAATTAATTATATGGATATAAATAATCTAAAGCCAGAAAATTATAATATGGCTATGGATTTAAGAGGAACCCCAACCCATGTTTGTCCTTGTGGTTGTTTTATTTGGAATCTAAAAGTAATTTTTGAAGATTTTGACATTGCAACTTATTTTTTAGACATGGAATGTGCAAATTGTGGTAGTTTGGCAACTGCTCCCACCCCAACAGATAGGTAAAAATGAGAAAGTCAGAAAGATTAAGACTGCTAGAGATGCAGATTGTTAGACTTGAATTTGAATTAGATTTATTAAATAATATGCTTGCTACATTGTTAGAGGCAAATAACTTACCACAACCTCAATTAGACGCTGGTAAATGGTATCAAAGGCGCATAGACAAAAACCCTTGACATATTTGGGTACATTTTAGTAGAATGTACCTATGAATAAAAAACTAATAAGTGCAGTATCAGTAATATCACTACTATCTACTTTATTTCTTGCTGTAGAGGCTAAGGCGGAACAACAAGCCCCTACAGTAGCTATTTTAGACACAGCATTAGATACTTCATTACCAATTTTTAAAGATAAAATTGTATATGAGGTTTGTGTATTAGAATGGGCCTCATGTCCAAATGGACAAAAGTATATGGAAGGAACAGGTTCTGCAGTTCTTCCTTCAAATATAATTTCTAAAAATGGGTTTGATCACGGAACTCAAATGGCATCTGTTGCTGTTAGAACTAATCCGAATATTAAAATTGTTTTTATTAGAATTATTGGAAATACTCCTTCTGGTGCAAGACAATCTACTGGTGAAACTGGTGTATCTTTAGCGCTTAAATGGGTATTAGATAATCAATCTAAATTTAATATTCAAGCAGTTGCTATGTCTCAGGCAAATCACAATATACTAACTACTTTAACAGACTATTGTCCAGCAAGCACAATGTTGCGTGGAGTAATTTCTTCTCTTGTATCTTCTGGTACTCCTGTATTTTTTGCAGCAGGAAACATGAGAGATCTTTTTAGATTATCTTGGCCAGCGTGCATTAATGATTCAATATCAATTGGTATGGCCGATCAATATGAACAAATAGATAATTATTCTAATTTTGATAAAGATAGATTAGATTTTTATGCTATAGGTAATATGCAAGTTGTCAATCCAGGAGGATCAATAAAATATGCTACAGGATCTTCTATCTCTACACAAGTTGCTGCTGCAATGTGGATTAATATGAAGTCACAGTTAAAGTCATATGATGAAGTTATTAATAAATTAAATGCTATCTCTAAACCAATTAAAGGTGCAAGAGGTCAATATGGTAAACTTATACCGTCATCTCAAACTCCAATTGAGGCTCAAGTGCCAGCAACAAGTACCGTAACAACAATACCAGCTCCTGTAACAAAAACTGCAGAGCAGATTGCTGCGGAGAAAAAAGCTGCTATAATAGCTGAAGCAAATAAAGCAATTGCTGCTGCTGAGGCTCAATATCAAGCAGAGGTTAAGGCTGCTGCTGATAAGCTTGCTGCTATTAAATTAGAATGGGCTAAAAAAATAAATGGCTAATATTACCGTATTAGAAGAAATTATTAAAGAGGTTTCTGCAGAGTTGTACCAAAAGTGGTACAACTCTGTACCAGAGACAGAAAAAAACGAAGAGGCCTCTCAGGCTATGGCTAAAAATGCTGGAGAGACTACATTTTTTGTAATACAAACATTTATGAACAAGTTTAATTCTGCAGCGGAGGAATTAAAAAACAAATAATGCTAGAGGCAAATGAGTTAAATTTTGATAAATTATTGTCTTTACATAATGTTTTAGTAGTAGATTTTTGGGCTACATGGTGCAGACCATGCAAAATGTTTTCTCCAATTTTAGATGAAATATCTAAAGAAAATAATGTATGGATTGCAAAATTAGACATAGATGAAAATCCAAACACTGCTTACAAATATGATGTTTCATCAGTTCCAACAACAATAATATTTGAAAAAGGAAAACCAGTAAAAAGAATTATTGGTGCAAAACCAAAACATCAAATGGTTGAGGAGCTAAAGCAATGGCTATAGAATTCTTAGATGTTCAATCTTGGTACGAATATGGTCGAGAAAAAAATTGGGTATCTGAAGTATTTTGTGATACTCATGAGGGTCCTCCATTAACTGATGAAGAAATGCAAGATTGGGAAGACGGTGGAGATCCCTGTAGTTTTCACATAAAACTTTGGGATCAATAAAAGCGACAACTAGACAAGTTAAACGTCTATATATATGGGAGTACACCCAAAAACAGAATTCCATTTTGTAAAAAAATGGATATAAAGGAGAAATAAAAAATATGAAGTCATTAAAAAAGATTGCCGTTGCTTCGGCTGCAGCCCTAGCATTACTAGGCATTCAATCAATTAATGCATCAGCAGCACCACTTGTGGTAACCGTTGCTGGTTCAGCAAATGCTACAACATCTACAGCGCCTGCGACTGCGAACGTTCCAGCCGACAACACAGTAGATTCAGCAGATGCAGTTGCTTTAGCAGCGACAGCAGACACTGGAACTGTAGTTTCATTCACCGCAACAGGTGGAGTTAAGCTAGTCACAGCACTTAGTGCAACAAATGCAGTAGTTAACTCTTCTGCAGGTGCAACATCATACTCAGTAACCTCTACAGGTGCTGCAGTAACTGTGTATGCATTTACTACATCCACATCGACAGGTTCAGTTACAATTGTAAATGGATCATACTCAACAGTTGTTTTCATTAAGGGAATTGCTGGTTCTGTATCAAATGTTGGAGTATCCGTACCAACTGCAGTAGCAGTAGGAACAATTCCTCAAATTACAGTTAGCACGTCAGATGTATTTGGAAACCCAGTATCTGACACAGTAACTGCAACATTAATTGGTGGAGTATGGGCAGATGGCTCAATTTCAAAACAAATTGTGACGTCTACAGCAGCACAAGTTGCAGCAGACTCTACATTAGTTCTAGGATCAAAGAAAGAAAGCTTGGCAGTAGCAACAGTTGGAACAGTAACTATTGCAGTAACTGGTGCCTCTTCAGCAACAGCAGTAACTGGATTAAATGTTCCAGTAAAGGCAGTTGTAGCATCATTTACAGTAACTGATTTGAATGGAACAATTGCACAGTTGCAAGCACAAATTAATTCTTTGTCTAAGCAATTGGCAGATGCTAATTCAACAGTTGCTGCTAATAAAATTGCAGCAGATGCTGCAGCAGCAGCAAAAGTAATTGCCGATGCAGCAATTATTAAGGAAAAGGCTGATTACAATAAATTAGCTACAGCCTGGAATAAGGCATTTCCTAAAAAGAAGGTTGCTTTAAAGAAGTAAATTCTTTAAATAAAGGGCAGGGGAAACCTTGCCCTTTTTTTATTTAAATGATAGAATATATATGTGGATTATATAGAAGATCAAATAAGAGAGAATATATTAAAAGAAATTAAATATTTAGAGTTACCATATGAGTGGAAGCCTAATGAAGTAATTAATTACATATATAATAAATTAAGTAGAGGAAACAATGGATAGCAAAAAAAGAAGTTTATATAAAGCACTAACATGGCCAGCAGTACATATTTTATTCGTTGGCACATTAGTATATTTATTTGAAAAAGCTATTACTGGTGAGGCACATTGGGAATATGCTGGAGCATTTGCAATAATTTATACACTATGCGAAATGCTAGGATTCTTTCTACATGAAAGAGCATGGGATAAATTTGGGAAAAAGGTAAAGTGAGTTCAGTAATAAAGTCAGAAAATCCATTAATTCATAGCATGTGTGAAAAAGACAATTGTGAAAATAAAGCAACAAAAATTATTAAAGATTTAAATGTTTACTCCTGGGTATGTAAAGAATGCTACGGAAAATATAGGAATTGATAAAAAATATAAACAATAAAATTTATATAATTGAAAATTATATATCTACTAGTAGTGCAAATCTTATTACAGAGGTATTTAATAAAGATTTATCAGATACACCTAATTTTCAAATTAAAGGTGGTCCATCATTAAAACCTGAAGATGGCTATACGTATCAATGTGGTAATCCTATAATAAAATACAAAAATGAAAATCAGCATGACTTAGCAGTCGATTTATTAACCATGGTTTGTAGCTCAATGTCTAATACTATATCTAATTTTACAAATAAACAAATGGATATAAAAACTATGTTTTATAGCCTAATGTTAAAAGGATCAGAAAATGATTTACATACTGATAATTATCATGAAATTGATAATATAGAAAGTATTAGAAAAAATTCAAAAGACGATTGGTCTGGGCTTCTTTATTTAAATGATGGATACGAAGGCGGTATATTAGAATTTCCAGAAGAAAATTTTTACATTAAGCCAAATCCTGGAACATTTATTTTTTTTCAGGGATCCCATGATTTACCACATAGGGTATCTAAAGTAACTGAAGGTCAAAGAAATGTTATAGTTTCTTTCTTCTGGCCCTCAGAATATCGTGGCTTAGACACCGTTTTGGGGTAGTAATTTCTTAAATGCTATAATATATTCATAGATGGACTTCTAGACCCATCTAAATACAACCTATAGGAGATATAAAATGTCAGACGGAAAAAATTTAACAGGCTTTAACGAGACTAAGCCAGCAGGATCTTCACCATGGCCAACAGAGTCATACACAGAAGCACCAAAGGCAGCATTCCCATCAACAGATGTTTCAAATCAAGCACAAGCACAAGGCCCTAAGTAATTTATGTGTTACGAATGTGGCTGCGAATCAGTAGGTAGCGAAACAGGAATTGTTTCTGCTCCTATGTTAGATGTAACAAGAGACGGAGAAGCTGGTTTAACATTAAACATGACAGCAACTCCACAACAAAGAACTTCATTCATCAATGAGTGATAACGGAACTGGAATGCAAACTCCACCAAATAATGAGCCATCTGGTGCAGTAACTTCTCAAGAAGCTACTCGTAAAAATCCAAATCAAGGTAAGTTTAGATCTGGAATTGCAAATCAAAGATCAATGACAAGAGTTGATCGTAATAAACATGGCATCCGTAGAGAAACAAATATGGGTCCTAAAAAAACAGGTAGGCCAAAGAAAGTATAGTTTATGTGCACAAAGTCAATATCCAGTTCGTCAGATCTGGATATTGATATTTTAAATGACATAGATGATCAAATTGATCGATTTGAAAACATAGGAATTATTTAATGAATTATGATTTACAATCTTTTAAACCAAAAATTATAAAAAATTTATTTAATAAAGAAGACTTTGATATCATATCTAATTCATTTACTGACTATAATACATTTCCAATAGAAAAAGAGTTTTCCAGATATTCTATAGACATGGTTGGAAGACCAATTTTAAAAGAGTGGTCTAACAAAATTTTACCTATTGCTAAAAATATATTTAGTAATCAAAATATACTCCCTACATATTCTTTATTTGTTCATTATGAAAACAATGCTAGTTTATTTAAACATAAAGATAAAAATGCTTGCACATATACAATAGATATGTGTGTATATCAAACCGAACCCTGGGACCTATGGATAGAAAACCAATCTTATACTCTGTATCCGAACGAAGCAATAGCTTATTGCGGAGAAGATCAAATGCATTGGAGAGAAAGTTTTCCAAATCCAGAAAATCAAAAAGTAGCAATGATATTTTTTCATTTTGCTGAGTCAGATCATTGGTGGTTTAATGATAAATAAAAAGGAAATAGCTCCAGGTATTATGGTATATTCAAATGTTATGAAAACCCATGAACAGTTCATTCCAGCCATAGAACATTTTATGGACCTTAATAATCCAGAAATTTTTTGGGCCGATTCATATGTTTATAAAGATGGAGAATCAACAATTGATCAAAGCAGAAGCTCAAAAACATACTTTGTTGAGTACAATAAAATAAATAATGATATATTCTCTCAAAAACATATGCTGGAATCTTATGTAAGAGATAAAGTGACAGAGTTTTCTGCACCATTAGAATTAGATTATCAAAATTATTATAATGTTGTAGTTCCAGAACACAGAGGATATTCTATTTTAAAATATTCCAAAGGATCTCAGTTTTCAGATCATATTGACCATAATATATTTGAACCAAGAACTATATCTACAGTTTGGTATATAAATGATGATTATGAGGGTGGAGAAATTTGTTTTCCAAGATTTAATATTGAATATAAGCCAAAGGCAAATGAATTTCTTGTTTTCCCATCAACGTACGTATACAATCATTCAGTAAAACCAATAAAAAATGGAACTAGATATTCTATAGTTAGTTGGCTAAATTAATGAAACATAGAAAGTTATTAAATGGTGATAAAGTTGAGGAGTTGGAAAATCCAGTTACAATTACAGTCTATACAAAATGTCCTGCAAAATGGATGCTAGTAGATATGGAAACTGGAGAGCGCTATCAAGGAACAAATAAAAAATTATCTATAGACCTATATAATAAAAGAAAAACTGAATCCACTTACGTTATTTGGGATAGGATGGTATAATAGACATTATGGAAAAAATAACTTACCCCTCAAATATGACAGAAATTATACATAAATCTGACATTGTTGAATATAAAAATGTTTTTACAAAAGAAGAGTGCAACTATATAATTTCTTATTGGAAAGAACTTGATGACTGGATGCTGTCTTGCTTTTACAATATGTATACTATAGCTGGTAAAAAACCACATACTCCAGAGGGTGGACAATCTTTAAGAAAATTTCAATTAGCTTCACAGGAATTAGCAGAAAAAGTATTTAATAGAAAATTAAAACAAATAAGTTTGAGTTCGCATAGGTGGGAGCCAGGAGCATTTGCAGCGGATCATTCAGATAATACTGAACTTGATGGCACTCCTAATGCTTGGCAGGAAAATAAATTAGTTACAATGATATATTTAAATGATGACTTTGAAGGAGGACTTTTAACTTTTAGAGATCATAAGCTTGCTTTTAAACCAGAAATTGGATCAGTCATTGTTTTTGATGTAGGGATTAAAAATGTACATGCAGTTACTGAAGTAACATCTGGTACTAGATACACAATGATGGGATCATATGACTACGCAGATAGCGTATACGATGTTGATTTAAAAAAAATAAAAGAAGATAGTAATCCTTTAAGAGAAAAATTACGAGAAGAGTGGGCTAAAGGACAAATTATGCCAAAGACTTCTGCAACTTCCTATAGGCCAGTTAATAAATAATAATGAATACAATAAAAACTATAGAGTTTCCTGGATATGATGAGTTAAAAAATAATTTTAATATTTACAAGGATATTTTTTTAAATGAACAAATAATTGCATTTAGAAATGCAAATGTAGATTTTGAAACTCAAACAAAAATAATGCATTTGTTTGGGGATAATTTAAATTGGTATCCAAATTCACAGGATACTAAACCTTCAGAGTATGTAGAAGATCATCATAAGCATATAACTGAAAAAAATATAAATAATAAAAATGAAATTATACTTGGTTGGCATCAAGAACATGTAGAAGATAATGAAAATATATATGTAAGCGGTATGTGGAACATGGAATTGTTTAATTGTGAACCAGACACTGGTAAAACATATTTTATAGATATGTCAAAAATATATAACTCATTCACAACAACAGATCAAGAATTTTTAAATTCATGTACTGTTTCAATAAAAAACTATTGGCAATCAGAAAATGAAAATAAAAATAGTGAAGATACAATTTATAAATTAGTATTAAATCATTGGATTACAAATGATAAAACTATTAGAACATTTTATGGTAGAGGTGAAAAAGTAAATCTTCATTCTATTAACGGAATGCCTCCGACTGAGTTAGATAAAGATAAATTTAATTTATTGCACGATGAAATATTTACTAAAGTTTGGTTAGACAGCGATATAAAACTTGAACACATATGGCAACAGGGGGACTTATTGGTGCCAGATTTATTTAAATTAGCTCATGCGGTTAATGGAGGATTTAATAAAGATCAAAGAAGACTTAGAGGAATATTTGGAACGATAGGAAATAATAATTGAATAATTTACAAATAAAATCAGAAATTAATAATGCTAAAAATATAAATAAACCAGTTTTATTTAAAGGTATATTAAAAGATACACCAGACTGGAACTATGTTATGAAATATTTAGATAAAAAATTTAATGAAATTCCAAATTATGGTGAGTGGATAAATCATGATGAATTTTTAAAAAATAAAAAAAATCAAACTGTTCCTTTATTTAAATATGGAGCACTTGATTTACAGGCATGGTTTATAAATTTACCAGAGTGTGATGAAATGTCCAATATTTTTTCTTTAGATAAAAAACACGTTAATCAAATGAATTTTAAAATATTAATAGATTTTTTAGGCTCTGGAGAAAATAATAGTATACATAAAGATTATTCAGAAGTATATTCTTGGACCTGGATAAACTCTGTAGAGTATAAAATTTATAAAGATAGTAGTGAATATCCATTTGAACAGCCGTTAAGTTTAGAAAATGAACCATATGAATCCTTTATAATAGAAGCTGGTGACGTATTGTATATGCCTAAAGGAATAATTCATCAATCTATAATAAATGAGCCTAGGGTTTCTTTAATAGCCTCAATTCAATAAATAAAGGAGAATAATTGTGGAATATAATCTTGATTTAATTACAATTGAAGGAGATCTTCAATATATTGATAATTTTTTAACACAAGAAGAATTAGATTTTTTTAAGCCATACATGGATGACCATCAAGGGTGGTACACAACTATGCGTTCTCCATATAAAAATATTTTAAATAAATTTATATCAGTTGATTTACCAAGAAGACCTGACGGCAGTACTGGAGTTCCTGGAGATGAACCTGTAATAAATCATGAAGTTTTTCATAGACCTATGGGTATATATGATAGATTATTTAAGGTAATGCCACCTATTTATAAACCTCATAATGCTCTTCAAACATTTAAGTATTGTACTAATGAAGAAATTGCGGAAGCTAAAAATATTACATTAGAAGAAGCATCAAAAATTGATTATGCAATGGACTGGCATTCAGAGTGGGCTGCAGGCAGCCCTATGCCCGCATTTAATAGATCGTTGTCTATTTATTTAAATGATGATTTTGAAGGTGGAGAGTTAGAGTTTAAACATAAATCATATAAAATTAAACCTAAAGCTGGTATGCTTGTACTAGTCCCAGTAACAGAAGAATTTACACATAGAGTAACTAGAATTACATCTGGAAATTGGAGGCATACTTTATACGGTGCTTCATGGAATGGCGAATTTCCTGCCCCAAGCACAGAAGAGACCTGTTAAAACCTATTGACTAAACTGTCAATTATATTGTATAATAAGTAACTACTAGTAGAAAGATAAATAATGAGCGACGCAAAATGTCCATTTACAGGAAATAGTTTAAATAATAACGGAACATATAATAATGATTGGTGGCCTAATCAATTAGATTTATCTGGATTAAGAAAGCATTCAGAAAAATCTAACCCAATGTCAGATGATTTTAATTACGCTAAAGAGTTTGAAAGTTTAGATCTTGATACTATTAAAAATGATATTAATCAGCTACTAACAACTTCTCAGGATTGGTGGCCTGCAGATTACGGAAACTATGGACCATTTTTTATTCGTATGTCCTGGCATTCAGCAGGAACATACAGAATTGCTGATGGGCGTGGAGGTGCTGGAGAAGGACTGCATAGATTTGCTCCACAAAATTCATGGCCAGACAATGGAAACTTAGACAAAGCTCGTCGTTTATTATGGCCAATTAAACAAAAATATGGAAAACAAATTTCATGGGCAGACCTTATGATTCTTGCTGGTAATGTGGCTCTTGAAAATATGGGATTCAAAACATTTGGTTTTGCTGGTGGTCGAGAAGATGTCTGGGAGTCTGATGATACATACTGGGGAACAGAAAAGGAATGGCTTGCAGATAATCGTTATAGCGGAAATCGTGAATTAGAAAATCCACTTGCTGCTGTTCAAATGGGTCTTATATATGTAAATCCAGAAGGACCTAACGGAGAGCCAGACCCAATTCTTTCTGCAAGAGATATTCGTGAAACATTTGCTCGTATGGCAATGAATGATGAAGAAACAGTTGCTTTAATTGCAGGAGGTCACGCATTTGGAAAAGCTCATGGCGCTGGTGACCCGTCTCATGTCGGATCTAATCCAGAATCTTCTCCAATTGAAGACTTAGGTTTAGGATGGAAAAATTCATTTGGAAAAGGAAATGCAGAGGACACAATTACAAGTGGTATTGAAGGCGCATGGACCCCAACTCCAACTAAATGGGATAACTCATATCTTAAATTATTATTTAAATATGAATGGACTCAAACAAAAAGCCCTGCAGGAGCAACACAATGGATACCTACAGATGACTCTGCATCTAATTTAGTTCCAGATGCTCACATTGAAGGAAAATTCCATGCTCCAGTAATGACTACAGCAGATTTAGCACTTAGATTTGATCCAGAATATGAAAAAATTTCTAAAAGATTTTTAGAAGATTTTGATTATTTTTCAGATGTATTTGCCCGTGCATGGTTTAAGCTAACACACAGAGACATGGGACCTATTGCAAGATATCTTGGCAAAGAAGTTCCTACAGAGGAATTAATTTGGCAGGATCCAGTAGGCTCATCCAATACAAATATTGATACAGATAGTATTAAGAATAAAATTAAATATTCTGATATTCCTATGTCTTATTTTATAGAAACTGCTTGGGCTTCTGCTTCTACCTTCCGTAAAACAGATAAGCGTGGCGGAGCAAATGGTGCCCGTATAAGATTACAACCACAAAATACATGGAAAGTAAATAATCAAGAGGTAATATCAAAGGTTATTAATTTCTTAGAATCTATTAAAGATGAGTCTAATGCATCTATTGCCGACTTAATTGTTTTAGCAGGATGTGCTGCAATTGAAAAAATTGCGGAGGATCAAATTAAAGTTCCATTTACCCCAGGACGTGGAGACGCAACACAAGAACAGACTGATGTTGAATCATTTGCAGTTCTTGAGCCAAAATTTGATGGATTTAGAAACTATGTACACAAGGATATTAATATACCAGAAGAGGTATTGTTGGTAGAAAAAGCTAATCTTCTTGGCCTAACTCCAGTAGAATTAGTAGTATTGCTATCTGGTTTAAGATCATTAAACAATAATAAATTAAATAATGATTACTTAATTCAGCTATTATCGTATACCAATGCTAATCAAGCAAACGGCATTCCTCGTGTAGACCTTATACTTGCATCTAATTCAGAACTTCGTGCAATTGCCGAGGTGTATGCATCGGATGATGCTAAAGATAAATTTATTAAAGACTTCGTTTCAGCGTGGGACAAGGTTATGATGCTAGACCGATTTGACGTAAAATAAGGAGAGATATGTTCTATTTATTACATTCAGCAGCAATTGTATTACTGATGTTAGGTTCATATGGCTTGGGTTTTAAACAAGCTACGCAAAAGGTAAAATTAAAGAATAAATAGTCTTGGGCAAAAGACATAGAGTCAAGCCAGATTGCGGTACAAGGTCTGGCTATGACTGGCACAGAAGAGACGCTAAAGAGTTAGCGTGTGAAGAATGCAGAACTGCTGAAATAATGTATTGGCGTAATGAATTAAAAAGACGCCCAGATCAAATAAGATCCAATAGCCGTAAATCTCGTGCAAGAAGACTGGCAGCATTAAATAATCATACAATACTAGAAAAAGATATATTAGAAAAATATGGAACATCTTGCCATATATGCAAAAATCCAATAGACTTAGATGCTCCAAGGCAGGTAGGAAAAGAGGGTTGGGAGGAAGGCCTACATATTGATCATGTAATACCATTATCTAGGGGCGGAGACAATACTATTGAAAATGTAAAGCCCTCCCATGGCTATTGCAATATAACTAAAAATGCTACAATTATAACTGAAAACAAATGGATTCAGGATAAACTATTGGACATATCAGAAGCTGGGTATAGCACAGGCAAGTGGTCGGATGAGGATGACTATAGGGGTCCAATTACCACATTTAGAGGGAGGTTAATATGATTAAATTTAGAAGTTTGATATATTGGGAAAGTAGATTTAATGGTAAAGTAAATAAACTTTGTTATATTTGCGGGGTAAGATATGATACTACTTTTAAAAAGATAGAACAAAATAAAGATAAATGCCCTACCTGCATGTATAGAGAGGCTATATAGTGAAAGAATTTGATGCCTATTGCAAGTATTGTGAGATAGTAGTAAGAGGCAGGACTACAGCTATAAATGCCCTTGAATCAGGTAATTACCTATATATAGGAGAATGCCTTATATGTCTATACGAGATCAGAAGAATAGTCCCCAAACTTAAACATATAGATTATCCAGAATCCTGGTATAGACAGACTCCAAAAGGAATGAATATAGACTTAAATAAATCAGTTGACTAGAATATATATATAATATATAATATATAGATCCCAATTAGTGCAAGCGAAAAGTGAAGCGGAAAAGAGAGAAGGCATAATGTCAGTACCTGACCTTAGAAATGAAACCCTTAATCTAATTGATGACTTTATATTGGACCATATTGATGATTTTAGCCAAAATGAGATGATTTGGATTATCAATGAATTAGAAGAAATGTCCACAAGATTTTATGAGAAATTTAAAGCTTGGATTGATGATGATATTGAGGATCTACTAGATGAATTGGATGAAGAATGATTAGATATTTTAAGTTTAGATGGGCACTTAAGGGGTTAATAAGAGATAATAGCGAATTGCTACAAATGCTTGCCGAACATGAAAAGAATGAAATACCTACTAATCTTACTTGGGATGAAGATGGTCTTTGGAAGGGCTGGAGCTTTAATATCAGCAAGAATAGGTATTACTTTGATGATATAGGCAATGAGTCTATTATGGGCTTATGGGAAGATCAATGGTTAAATGAGGCTAATGAGCGGTAGCGGGGAGGGGATATAAAATGGGATTTTTAGATAATTTGGAAGCATGGCTGGACTTTGAAGAGCATATAGATATGGAGGAAGAGGAGTGACAGATGACTGCTATACAGGAAATGTATGTTGGGAACCATATAGCCATTTAAGCAGATCCATATTAATAATATTAATTATTGTAGGTATATATGCTGGATATAAAGTATATAAAAAAATGAGGGTTAGATGGAAATAACCATTAAAGAGGATAAGCCATATATATCTCGTAAAGAGAAAAGAGACAAAGCTCAAGATAAGGTGTTTAGAATACCTTATTTAAAATGGATGTGGACCCTAAGCTCAAATGGCAAAATTCTCACTTATGGCTATGCAAGAAGCCAAGATATGGCCATGAATATAGCCAATAATGAGCTGAGAAATAGGTCAAGATTTACCTGCAACTCCTAGGT